GGTATGGGATTCAGCGGACGCTTACTTAGATAGAACAGTATTTGAGCGTTTTAAAATAATGAAAAAAAGTGATTTTGAAGTTAATATTGACTTAACTGGAGATGCTATTCAAGCACTTATTTTAAATACCCCTGCACTTATACATGATATAAAATCAAATGGTATACCGCTTGCAACTATTGCTACTTCTATACTTTCCATGTTTTCACTTTCTAAAAAGTATGGAGTTACGCTAAATCAGTATAATCATGGTGATTTTAATTTAGAATATATTTCTAGTGCACGTTCAGAAAATATAATATTCTAAATTCCAACCTCATTTGAAAATCTATAAAAATTAAGCCCTCATTAGAGGGCTTTTACACAAATGCCTATATTCACATTGTTATTGATCGTATGTGCTGTACATCCTGAAAGAAGTATGCACAGCAATATTAAAGCTTTCATGACATCCAACTTTTAACTTTGACTAGATTGGCTTTACGTTCAACTAAGCCATTTGTACCGCCATTAATGCGACGGGTTATAGTTATAACGTCATCACGATCTGCAAGTTCATTCAATCCGTTGTTAGACCAGAATTTACAAGCGACTAGCAAGCCGATACTGGGAATTGCTACAAGTTCCGGATGTGATTCAAAATCAATGCCCAATGCTCGACCATATTTTTGATAGTTTTCACGTCCAGTCAACTGGATGGGACCACGCCCTTTAAAACGCACTCCATCGCCAGCCATAATATTGCCCAAGTCTTTACGACCTTCATAAGCTGTACCACTTGCGATTTCTTCCATGTATCGAAAATTACCCGACTCATGTGCAAGCTGTGCAATGAAGTGAGCAAAGCGCAACTCATTGTAGAGAATTGCATAATCTTTGAAGTGTACGTTAGCTGCTAATGCCAGCTCTTCAGCTCGACTTTGATTTGCGCCAAGTTTCTTAAATAAGGCTGTAAGAGTGCCGCGCCCTATCTTCCCATCAGCTGCAACACCGAGAGACTTCTGTAAATTGATAAATTTCATTTCACTCTTCCTAATATAATAAAAAAACCGCCCGAAGGCGGCATTAGGTGTTTTCAATGTCTTTTCTGGCTTTCTTAAACTCTTTAATCACTTCAACAATCGTTTTCCCTTCCTGTTTATCTATGAAATTAAAAATCCAACGGACTAAAGCCCAACCAGGTAAACCACAAACAAAGAAGAACCCACCAAGTGCAATCATCCCCCATACATCAGTAACCCATTCATGAAGCCCCCACTTCACAATAATGAATGAGCCACCAGCCAAACTTGATACAACCGTACAAATCAAGCCTACGGCCCACTCTTGTGGTGAGCGTGGCATACGCGTCATTAATACAACTGCTGCAACTAAAGCGACCGCTAAAGTCACCATGATTGCTGCACCATAAAATTTTAAAATTGCTGTTAAACCGCTTGTAGAAACTGGTTCCATGCCTTTTGCTCCAGAAGTAGGCAAAAAAAAGCACCCGATCGGGTGCTATGTAAAAATTTAAATTAACCTTCAGAAGTACTTTGAGTAATCTGATTTGTATAGTTCCAGACTGTGTTTTCCCATACATCTCGTGCAGCAACACGAATGTAATATGGAGTAGTTGGTTGTAGTCCTCCAAATGTAGTTGTTAAATCTGTGCCGGTCCACGTAGGCGGCATTTGTGTAGGATCAAAATTAGGAGTAGGACTTAGCCACACTGCATAATCTTTCAGGTCTGGTACTTCGCTCGGTACCCAATTCACTGTAATAGAATCTACCGTAGCAGCTGTATAAACATTTAGAAGTACTGGCGGTACCGGATTGCTAATACTTAATTCAGCAAAAGTACTAATCTGGTCGCCGTTCTTACTTGCTACACGTATTGTATAAGCTCGTCCTACTCCATCAGTCTTAGCTTCTTCTATCGAATAGCTATAATCCGTATTGGTTGTGTCAACTTGACGAATCATAGCCCCATTAGACCAGACCTGAACACGATAGCCATCTGCACCAGTTGAGCTTTGCCATTGAACCTTGAAAGTGGTACCAACAAACGGTGATTGAAGGGAAAGACCTTTAACACCTGCTGGACGTCCACCAGATAATGTATAGCTATAAGCTGTTACCTCATCTAATGTTTGTTCTTTGCGCTCCAATCCGTTAAAACTCGTGAACTTTAAGAAGATCTGCTTACCCACCAAATTTTCATTATATGGATATACAAAAATAGCCCGATCAAGACGTACAAAAGGCTCACCAGCGTTATGAACCTGAGCATCATCAAAACGCCCACGTAGCACATCACTTAAGGCATAAAGACCAGATCCGTTTAAGGTGGCCACTTGATAATTAAAATACTCGTCACCTACTTTACAAAGCGTTTGATCGGCTTGAGCATCTTGTAGGGTTCCACTGAAGATACGACTTGCTGTATTGAGCTCAACTTGCAAGGCAGTATCATCTGCATCAATTGCAGTAACTAGTTGGCCGTATCGTGCGGATCCGTAGATAGTCCCGATCATTTCATAAGTCGTATTATCAAGACTTACCCATACATTACAGCCACCCCAATTGATGCCACCAGACACCGCAACCCATACCTGATTTTTACCGTCTGTTAGATCTAACGGAGGCTCAAAAATAGCTGGAGCATTCACATTACCCGGCTCTTCATTACCGCCTTGATAACCATTAGATGCTTGTGAATCGTATTCAATAGCAGATCTTGAACCTATGGCCAGCTCCTCAGCAGTAACCGTTAACATGCCTCCCTCATCCTCCTCAATGCGTGTAATACGTACAGGAAACTGATTTAGGCCTAATGCTTCATCAGTAATAGTAACAACATCCATAGGTTCCAAGCGGCAGTACTTCCAGCCTAAATCAAATTCATACTCGTTACGAACATAAAGCAGTCGTTGTAAGCGAAGCTGTGCAGCATGACGGGCTATTTTAGGTTCACAGAAATAATGACATTCCACAGGATCTTCGGTACGTAGGCCAAACATTTCAATATTCGCTTGATCCTTAGCTTCAGTAGTTTCTGTGTTGTACTGGTTATATCGATTGATGTATTCGATCTGCACATGATTATAAGCATCTGTATCACGGCTACGGCGAACTCGCACCGGTTCATCATCGCTAATAAAATCATCATCAGTTAAGTGATAAACCGGTGTGAGATCCGGAGTAAAAGTAACGCCGTTTCCAGTAATAGCTGAATCGCCAAAAGAACGGATCTTTAAACCATCTGGACTTGGTACCACAGCACAATTTACAGCTTCGACAATCTCGTTGATTGTTTCATATGCTGGGCGCTGTTCTGTGAATGCGGGACTAATTAAAAGATTGGCAGCTCGGCAGTAAGTGCGAAACTCTTCTAAATCAGCCATATTTAAATTAGGCGCAGCCCCGTACCGGGGATGTGTAATAAAATCTTCAATCACATCAGCTGGATTAGCATCATCAATGGTATCCGACAAGGTAATTGTACTAATCACCTCAAAGTTATGATTTGAAAGGCTGGCGCTATTCCCCATCTCATAATTCGCGCATGCAACATATCCCAAAAATGGATAGTTAATTGCCTGATCCGGATGCTTTGAAACAAGCCAGCCCCAAGGAGGATTATTATTGCCATCAAATAGTTCAAACTTTAACTGGTCGATAGGATCTAGCGTAATTGATCCTTCCTGCTTTGGTATGTACTGTTCTTTATCAACCCATATCAAGCCAATCCTTTTAATCTGATTCTCACACAAGCCAAGCATGAGCGAAGCACTATAACTAAATGTAGTATTGCTGATTTTAGTGCCCCCACCCTTACCGCCTGATTTCTCGACCGTAGTGTGAGGCGTTGCCAAGAAATCCCCGTACCAAAACATGTTTGCCGCCACACGAGTTTTACCATATACCAATGGCTGGCAAAGCCCGTAAGCTGATTGTTGAATCCGCATAGAGTTAATACGGGTATCTGACGTACTAATTGTTGTACTACCAAAAACACCACTCATTCTTTTAGCCTCTTCATACGAAAAAACCCGGCAATTCGCCGGGCTAAACTTCCTTTTGTTCCATCTTGGATTATGACTCCTTGATGGATATAACTGTGAATGACCTGAGGCCACTCAATAACAATTGCACCATGACTGATACATTTGCCAAAGTGGTATAAAACAATATCACCTGGTTGAGGTGGTCCTTCTATCTTGTCACATACACCTAAGATGAGTTCTAAATAACGCTGCCCCATCTGGTGCATGTGCCAGTCTGGTGGATATGGCCGTGGGTCCAAATGATCCATGAGACCTACTTTTTCGTAGACCTCACAAATCAATGTACCACAGTCCACACCAACCCCCTTAACACGGCCTTGGTGATGATATGGTGTGCCCAACCATGTTAGAGCCTCTTCAACTGCTCGCCTTCCAGTACTCATTGTTTGCTCCATAAAAAAAGCCCCAATAAAAATTGGAGCTTTTCTACGTTAAACCCAGTGCTAGTCACATAATTTGATTTTCAGCATGCTTTTAAATAGCCAAGCGCCTATTCCCAGCAAAAGAGCGACCATTAAAAAAGTTTTATCAAAAGTCACAAAACCAAATAGTAATGTAAAATTTAAGAAAATCTTATAAATATCAAAATCATTGTGAATTATAAAGTTAATTCCTGCTATTACAGCAATTGCCACCCAAAGCAATGGTAAAAGTCTAAACAGTCTTCGAACAAAGAATACAATAGATGTCTAGAAATCTTTTATAAAACGATTGTAAATAATTCCCATGCTAAGACCTGATAATACAAAGAATATTGAGACTCCATAAATTCCAAAATTCCCAAGAGTACTACCAGCTTCAGGATGAAATAGCTTCCAACTAATAAGATGATAGATCATGATTGCGAAAGCCATTAACCCTCGCAACCAGTCTAAACTTTCATATCTTTTCATGTATTTCTTCTTTGTTTTAAAACAAAGAAGAAATACATGAATATTAAATTAAAAGTCACCTTCAAGATTATGCAAAAATTAACAATTAATGTGGAAAAACTACATAATATTTATCGTTAATGCGCTCACTGATTTTAGTCAATTTTTCAGAATCTGTGTTTACTAAAACCCAGTTCTCAAAGAAATGCCCTATAAAATATGATGAGGCCTGATCGCCATTTGCAGTAATGCTTGATCCAAACCAAAAACCTAGATTGTTTTTCTGGGTTTGCAATTGAGTTACTGTAACGTCAGATGTGACTAGTACGCCATTATTAAAAGCCTTCAATCCAGCCGAGTCAGCATAAATAGAAAGTGGTTTTGCACTCTCATACCCAGTTGTAACATTTGAGCCAACAGAACCAGTTGCACCCCAAGCTGAAGCGAAATTTGTCCAGGATTTCAATGTTGTATTATTTGAATCTGGTCGACTAAGTGTCCACGCCGCTGCTGTGTATGGGCTTGCCGCACCACTTGGACTATTAGCATCATGATCAATTTTTGAATACAGTAGCCCTAATGCAAAGGTTGTTGAACTTCCGTAAGATGCTAGTTGTGGAACCAAATATGCTGTAGCAGCACCGAAAGCATTAACATCGGAAACTGTACCAACAGAATGCATATATGTAGTCATTGTGCCGGCAAAATAAACAGATGGCACAGTAAGATTACTATTTAATTTTGCTGGAATAGTTCCATTCGTCACAATCATGTCTCCTGATTCATTAAAAATACTATAGAGTTTTGACACATTGCCAGAGTTTTTGTCATATTTAATTCCCCAAGCAGGGTTTACTGCGCTAAATACTTCCCCTTCAGAAATGCCATTAGCATAAATAAAACTAAAAACATCTAAGAGGGCATTCGTATCATAAATAATGCCCCCATCAGCAACTACACGATTTATATAGAAATTAATATCAGGTAGATCAATGATATTATCTACTGCATTTTGTGATTTCAAAACTAATTGACCAGCCATAATTAAAGCTCCTGTGCTTGTTTGCCAGTGTTGGTTTCATTGATAGATAAAATCTGACATTTTAGTGAGGTGACATAGTCCGCCTCCCACAAAACAAAACATTGTGTTGGCGATAAACGTTCTATACAGCTATAAACAGATGTAATATTCGTATTTGCTACGTCATATTCGTGGGTCCAGTCAGAACCACCGTTAAAAGAAGTGAAGAGTTTTAGGTTTTTGCGACCGATTGAATAAGTTCCCACATAATGAAATTTGGCATTGCTTTTATCAAACTTATTTTGAGCTTGAATAAGTCCGCTCATGATTGGAGTTTCACAAAGCTGATTATGTGGAGTGAAAGGAGTTAATTTAAAATCGCCATCAAGCAACTTGCTCCAAGTTTTTGTGTTGATTCCCGTGACTTCTCTTCGTATACAGAAAAGAATATCTCCATTTACATCTTCAGCGCACTGTACCTCATTACTCATTGTTTCATTGTTGAACGAGCCATCATGCCATGTCTCGCCATCATCATCGGAATAAATGTAACCTGCTCGAAATTCTTCGGTTCTATATCGCACACCAGAATACCAAACAGGGAAAATTATACGTCCACGATTAGAGCCAAAACGTTTTACAAGTCCTTGTGAGCACGGACAAAGTAAATTGTAAAAAGGCATATTTAAAAAATGCCCTATATCTTCATATTCTGACCATGTAACCCCATCATCGTCTGAGTAACGTTTATATAAGGCATGACTTGTAGTGCCATTGCGCTTTACATACAGAACGATAATACGTCCCGAATCAAGTTTCACAGCACAAGCATTCATAAATGACCAACGCTTGTTATTTTCATCAACATAAGTACTGTGTAGCGATTGCAAATTAGTTGCCGACACAGTCAAATTATCTTGATCAACTGTTAGCGTTACTACACCCTGCGAATTCTCGCCAAAGTCATCACCATCCCGTCTCGCTTCAAAAAAACATAAATATTTGTTAACTGCTATCCTTGTTATAGCTGGGATGCGGAGCATAGTTACAGGGTGTGGGAAAATACCAGAATCATTAACTTGAGCTGCTGTGATAGCTGTTAGTGTTGTACTTGATTGGGAATTGGTAAGTTGCTCAAGTACATTATCTGCATACTCGGCACCGGCAGCTGAACTTAGACTCTGTGCTAACTTTGATGTAATTTTTTTGGAAAGTAAGGCTTGCTCAGTAAGATTACCAATTTTCGGTATAAATAAATCTTTATTCTGATTCAGTTTTATTAAAGGCAAGTTATTTACATCATTAAAAACGAAATAATTCTTCCCATTATTTTTAAAAACCATGCTTTTTAAGGTATTCAAAGCATCAGACATTAAACTTAATTTATATTTTCCTATGTTCACATCAAGAGCTTTATTAATACTAAATACTGGTACATTATTAAAATCTCTAATTTCAATAATATTTGATCCAGCAGTAATACTTAAGAGACTATTTAGAAGTTCGACATTTTGATTCAATGAATTGATATATGTTGCAATATCTTTTTTTAACCCTTTAATCCAAACAGATCCATTCTTATAAATATTAACAATAGGAGTATTATTTCCATCTTCCAAACTAAATAACTTCATAAATGAAGTTCTAATCAAGGCACGCGCATCAACATATTCTTTTGAAATATTGATAGCTTGTGTCTTAGGATCATATTGAGATTTTTTTAATGTGACTCCATCCCAATTATATGAACCATTCTTGTTCGGATCTGGATCATTCCCAACTTCAATGATTGTTCCGGCAGGCAAGGAGGTTTTGATTGTATCCGCGGTTGCATAAGTATCTACGCCATAGTGCCCCGCTCCTATTGCTGAAACTCTCCCGTCCAAGTCTCCAAGGAAATCGATAAGTTGAGTTTGCGCAGCCTTAAAACCACTCTCAGTTACATCTGAACCCACAAATGCTTCAGCACTAGGTAGTTCTGCCATTTTGACCTCCAAAATGAAAAAGCCCTGCTATATTGCAGGGCTTTGGTCTATTTAAAAGTAATTAAACTGAAGTTTCGGGCACCGGAACAAATGGAGAACCACGGAACCGAGCTCGATTATTAAAACGATTTATACAAGTTTCTAAGCACTTATCACATCCCGGATAAACACGAATTGCTTCACCAATTGCTGGCATTTCTAAAAGTGGCAAAGTTAGAAGTAAAGCACCTGTTTCATGTAGGCGTACAGTGCGTTTAATTCCAATATTTACCCCCTCTAAAAACTCTACAACACCTTGAGTAAACCACCCTTGTGGCTGGCTTAGTTCACATAGAATCCTGTTAGGCGTGCTATTTGCTGCAATAGTTGTATTAACGGCAAAATCAGCACTTTGTAAGCCACAAGCGCTATCAAACAAGGTGTTTAAGCAACCTGGTTGATAAAGGTTGCGTGGCATCTGAAGTTTTAATCCGTCAACATCTGAAACCACACTAGCTTTAATTTCGTAACGGTCAAACTCTGGCTCTACAATTCGACCTTCAAATAAAACCAATGTGCCGGCACTTGTATCAGTTGGTGTATGAGCATCCATAAAGATACGCTCTAACTTAAATCGCGCACCATCAAGCACACCATTATGAAATGCTTGAGCCACTGGTACTTCTCCAAATTTAGTAGTTTCATTTGTACCAATCGTGATAGATAAATTATCTACTTCAATGCCTAAAGAAAGACTAATACCCTCACGACTTATAATTGGACCTTGTGACGAAAATACTTTACCGCCCACGGTTAAATCAAAGTCATAGTTTGTAAAGCGATACGCAATGCCCTGAATTGTGGTAATCGTATATAGATCAGCCATTATGAATTGATCTGCATCTAACAGGGCAATAAGTTTCTGGGATGCTTGTCTCATATCTTATTTCCTAGTGAACCAATCAACTCAACTTTTCCAATTTTCCAAAGCTTATGCATAAAGTTGACATATTCTTGTTCATCATCTTTAAATCTGCACCGATAATAGAAAGTTCCAGATATGGTGAATTTTTGTCCTATTTGTAAAGGGGCAGAAAAAATTACCTTTCCATTTGCGTTAATACCAAAACCTGTATACCACATTAAATTATTGTCATTACTCCACATTAACTTTGAAGAATTTTGACCCCACATCTTAGGATCTCTGACTTCACTATTATCTGCTTCAGTATTTCCCAATAAAAGCTTAGCTGACCCAACCTGTTTAAATAATTGATATTCCGTAGAACCATCGCCAATAATTGTGCATGTGAACTGATTATCATCAGGCATTTTGTAAAGAAACGAATCAAATGAACCACGGCGCTCTAAAAAGAATCCTTCTAACTGCTGTAATTCTTGCCTGCCTTTCGACTCTCTCAAAAATGCATATGACATTGAAATTTCATACTTGGGTACAGCCTGATAGCTTGCCCGTAATTCACGACCATTTATGGATGTCATAATTTTGGTGTTAAAAATGGGACTCTTTGACAAGTCCCACTCCAAACCGGGTAATTCAGGAAAAAATACATCTGACATGCACTACTCCTTATTTCCCAAAACTGCGGCTATAGCCCTTAAGTCCACCAGCCAAATCACGGCCATGTTTCTTCATAAAGTCTCTAACTCCTTTGGCATCAATGGCATTAATGTTGAAAACAGTGGCACCACCTCCCCCGCCTTCAGCAACCGCAGCAGCTCCAAAACTTGCCCCATTGCGTAATGCGTTACCCATTTCACGAATGGTATTCGCATGTTGTGAAGGTAGAACCATTTCATCTTCATGCAGTTGAGTAACAGGATTCACACCGGATGGAATGTCGTAACCGCCTCGAGCAGATTTAATCTTGCCCGCTAGACCAGCAACCAAACCAAAAGCAGCCGCACCAGCACCAACGGCTAAAATTGGACCGACATATGGAATTGCGACCATTGCTTTAAAAGCTCCGGCCATCGCTTCCCATGCCGACATCATGATGCCTTTGATAGCTTCAGCAGCTTTTAAACCTAAACGAGCTAAACCACCTGCTGCAGTAACGCTGGTACGTGTTGCTTCACCTGCAATGGTTGCCCCTGTTTGAGCAGCTTGGCCAGAAGCTTCTGCTGCTGTTTCAGCACCGACAAAGCCAAGTTTACGAGCCAATTTAATAGCTTGAATTCTTAGCCATCCTTGCAGTGTTAGCGGCAATGTAAAA